GGCTTGTTCTTCTTGTTCTTCTCTCGCTTCAGCGGCAGCCTCTGGTATAGATAAAATAGGTTTAATCGGATCTAAAAGTTTTTGAACTTCACTATCAGGTAAACCGTCAAACTTTTCTTCAACGTCTAATAAACTATCAGCCTCTGTTTTGTCCACATCAACTTTCAACTCAATAGGTTTGATTTCATCTAAGAGATCTTGTATTTCAGGGTCCTGTAATAATCTTGTTTCTGGTAAAGGATTGCCTTCTTCATCTCTACCTATTATTTCCATTTCTTGTTTTAACAGAGCTATATTAGACCCTTCATAATCTTCAGGGCTTATGTTTCTAATCTCTACTATTCCTCTAGGTAACTCTCTAGGGGCCTGCTCGGTTACTTCTTCAACAACTGCCGTATCTACTACATCTGGTTTTACTAATTCTTTTATTTCTTCTTCAAAGTCTTGTATTTCACCCGATTGCGCTCTATTTAAAATAGCCGCTAATTCTGGATTAGAAAAACCTCTTCTTAATGATCCTGATCTATCAAAAAGAGGAGGTACAGTTTTTGCTTTAGCTTCTAATCCCTCTGCGGCTCTACCTATAAGTTCTGGAATATTTGTCGGATCTGGACGACCTTGGAATGGATCTACAACAGGCTGTCCCTGTCTATTGAATGGAAATCTCTCACTAACAAATAAATCTTGTGGATCTCCTTGATCAGCCATTAGCCCCCTAAATAACCCCACACCTCTTTCAGCACCTTCAAGGATTGTGTCTTTTGCAATACCACCTATATTTTCAAGACCTGAATAAAAATCTAGATAATCAGGCAAAGCTTTACCAAATTCTAAATTGTTTGGAGTAGTGCTAGATCCTCTAGCTCTTCTTTCTCCTACTACTCTACGAAACAATTCTTGTGTTGCAGGGCTATATTCAACATCTGGATTCTGTATTAATGCCGTAAGCTCACCTATACCCGCAGTTGATAAAACATCATAAAGTTGGTTAGAATCTAAAGGCACTAATTTTCTATCAGCACTTACATAATAGTAAGGGTTGGCTTCAGCTACACCACCATTAGCGAACATTTTTCTTTGTAAATAACTCATTAACCCGCTCTTGGTGGTTGTAATGCAGCATAAGCTGAGAAAGCAGCACCAAGACCTTGTGCGCTTGGATCAGGAGCCATACCGTATGTTGAATCAATTTGAGTTCTTGTTGCTTGATAGCCAGGTAACATAGAACCAATAGATTGTAGTGTTTGTAGAGGCCTCATCTGTTGTCCCATCTGTTGAGCAAACTGTCTACCAAGTCCTGTTTCTTGTATACCTCTAGAAGTAGCACCTAATCCCATCAATTCAGATCTTTGACCTCTTCCTAACGCATCAAGGGTTGTTCCTACGCCAGCTAATTGACCGCCATATCCTGCTAACTGCGCACCTAATCCAGATGCACCAGCGCCTCTTTGTGCGCCTATACCTAGTAAACCACCAGCTAATCCTGCTCTAGCGGCTGCTTCGCTTTGCCCTAATCCTTGTAAGCTACTGGCTAAACTTTGACCGGCTCCTAGTCTTGATCTTGCAAATCCACCCAGGCCTTGAGCGGCTGCTCTTTCTGCTTGTCTTTGTCGTGCGAACTCACCAAGACCTGTCTGTTGTGCTTCTGAAAAACCTCTAGATCTAATGTTGCCTAAAGCTTCTGCTAATCCCCTTCCCAAAGATTCTCTTCTTTCTTCTGCGCCAAGTCTTGCTCTAGATCCAAAGGCTGATTCACCACCAGCAGATATGGCTTGCGCTCTGGCCGCTATATCTTGTTTTTCTCCAGCCTCCATTATGTCGTCTATGGTTTGTTGAACAACTCTATCCTCGTAAGGGTTATAAAATTGTTCTGTCATCATAGGATCGTAAGCACCTACAGATCCTCTTAATAAATCTTCTGATTCACCTATACGGTTTCCAAATTCATCTACCGCACCTGTTGCTACACCTCTAGCTTGTTGAATACCAGATAAAGCATCACCTAAACCTAAACCAAATTGCTCTTCGGCTCTTGTAAAGTATGGATCTTGTAATTGTTCTGCTCTTCTAGATTGTGCTATGGCTTCATCTATCAAACCTTGCTGTCTATCAAAAAACGGTTGAAATGAACCAAGACCTGCTTCGGCTCTTTCTCTTGCTAAAGTCTCTAATCTATCTAAACCAGCAGTTTGTTGTAGAGGCACATCAGTACCGATAAGGTTTGCACCTGCTTGCTGTAATTGATTAAAGAATCCAGGAGTGCCTTCGGTACCAAAATACAAAGCCCGTATTAACGGGTCCGTAAGAATTTCAGCGGTACGTTGTTCCTGAAGTACAGGATCTATTGTTTCAGCCATTATGCCATACTCCCAGATTTGTTATATTTTTCAAAAGTTTCCATAAGGTTAGTCATAACGTCTACACCTTTTTCTCTATTAGGTTTACTAGCAGCTATCAACTCGATACCTTTTTTTGTTTTGTTGAACTTAAATCCACCCGCTCCATTATTAGCTGCGGCTGTCATTACAAACTCACCATCACTAAGCATGGCTGGTATGTCATCAGATGTACCTGTTCCTGGACCAACTGACTCACCACCTTGACGCATATCAAGTTCTTTTACGGCCATACCGCCTTCGTTGAAGTATTGTCTACCGAATCCTATCGGCCCACCAAAAGATGCTTTCTTTCTTATACCCAAGTCAAATCCTGCAAATACAGGTGCTGGGTTAAGGTCTGGTCTTTTTGATTGTCTTATGTCAGTTAAACCACCTTCAGTCTTCTTAGCTGCATCTTTAACTACTTTACCGTATAACAAGGCAAGACCAGCCATTTTGGGATCTATACCACCAAAGCCTCCAGTTCCGGTACCGTCCCCAGATCCTCCACCAAGAAGATTGTAAATGCCACCACCTCCAGGATCTAATCCTAGTTGATCATCCATAAACTCTTGTATTGGATTTTGTTGACCAGGAGTACCGCTTATTATTCTACTCAAAACAGATTGGCTAGATGTAGTGCCTGGTATATTTAATGTTTGTCCTACCGATATAACATTAGGATCTGTAATTCCAGGATTGGCTTTCATGATCGCCTCTACTGTAGTGTTGTTAGCTTTAGCTATTTCAGAAAGGGTATCACCTGACTGTACCGTAGCGGTAGTTGGTGTGGCTTGTCGCATAAAAGGATTGTATCCTGCTCCACCTACAGCACCCTCAAGCTGACCTGTAACAACATTAAATTTTTGACCAGTACCACCTAGTAATCCACCATATCCTTGCTGTTGGTCGCTAGCTATACCTTGTAAAACATTACTTCCGTAAGCTAAAGGTGAAAATTCAGTAACTATATTTCCCGCAGCATCTTTAACTATATTACCTGCTGCATCAAGTTTGGCTACTTGACCAATATTTTTAAAAGCATCACCTAACTTAGCTGGATCTAAAATACCGGTTCCACTCTTAATAGCTTCAATAGCTCCTTCTTTCCCAAATAAACTTTGTCTACCACCAGCAGCTAACGTCATAATGTCACTAAGACCACCTTCACCTTTGGCTAGTTTAAGAGCTGCATTACCCTTTTGATATACGGCAGCAAACGGTTGCCAAGGACCAGGTATTACAGCTGCAATAGGTGCAACTTTTTTAACTACTTTTTTAACGCTTTTAGCTATCTTTTTTAAAAAACCAAACTCTGCTTGTCCTGTAATAGGGTTTATAGACATGCCTTGACCAACAACATATTCATTAGGATCTAAACCTACAGCGGCCATCTCCTTTCTAATTATTGATCTTGTCTTGTCAGATATGACTGGTGGAACCACCATTTCGCCTGGTGCAACATGAGCCATAAAGCGGTCTTCGTTACGCCCCAGGGCCGCTAAACCTGTTCCTGAGTTATCTACTATAGCCATTTTTAAATTCTACCCTATTCTTCTATACATTTTAACCAAAATACAAGTAAGTATCTATTTCCTGATTCTACCGATAATCCCCTATGCATATGAGTAAAACTCGGAAATATTAGAGCGTGGCCCGTAGGTAATGGTTCAACCGTACCACGATTTAAAAACTCAGTACCGCCGCCTTTATACTCGCCAGTATTCAAAGGAACAACCATACTTATATCGGCACTAGCATCATGATGCCAAGCACCTTGTTTTTTATCCTTTAAATTATAATTAGCTATTTGAATTGCGCCACCATTAACGTGCCTATTCCAAATATTTAAAAATATAGGATTACCTATAGTATATATTGTTTGAAACAAAGAGTTATATATTTCTGGACAATTATCTTGAAAGGTTATTTCAGGTATTTGTCTAAGTTCATCCTCTTCTGGATTGGGTATAAATCCGTAAAAGTCTTCTAAGTTATGCATTTCGTCTAATAATATTTGACAAAACTTCTCTGAAAAGAATGGAACCGTATATACATCTTTTAACGGTTCTTTTATAACTTCATGTAATTTATTTTTTACAGGGTTGTAATTACCCTTGTTTTCATAAAAATCTACTATATCTGATAACGAGTGTTGAACTGCATTAAATGTTTGGTCATCTATATACCAATCAGCAGGATGTTCTAACAATATGTTTTTTGTTTTATACTCTTGTACTTCTACTGCTTTAGACATTAACTGTTATATCACCATTTGTCTTTACATCAACTTTACCAACAGAAGCAGTCATTTCAAAACCAAAATCGTTTGTTCTTTCGCCTATATCTACCCATTTGTTGCCAGTATAGACCTGTAAAACACCTAAAGTAGTGTTCCATATAATAGATCCGGCTAAAAAATTAAAAGTTGTTTTGTCTGCGTCATTAACTTGTCTGGTTTGATCTGGATCTACAGCACCTAAGTTAATTTCTAATATTCTTACTAACCTGTTGAAAGTTTCTGGGCTAACATCTCCTGTAGCAATAGGTAACTGAGTTTGTAATATTTTGCTCATCTCTTGCCATCAGGCCTTGTATCTATCCTAGTAGCTCCTAATCTCCATCCAATATCCAAGTTACCATTACCGGTTGCATCATCATCAGATTCAAATCTTAAAACCATTTGTCTTGCTCTGCCCCTAACATAAGCTTGTGTAGTTGTTTCAGTTATTGCATTTGTAGAATTTGTAGTTAAAGAATCTCCTGGAAAATTTCTTGTTTTAACTACAATATTTATATTACCAGCGTTGTTATTTTGTAAGAACTTGAAATCTGGGATGATTCTTCTTATAAAAGTAAATTGTTCACCATCTCCTATATCAAAATCAGAACTTTCAATAAAAACGTTTGTCATAGGAGATCCATCATCATTAAATCCAGTTTCTTGTTGATATAAATAACCTCCATTTACGGCTCTAGGGTAATTTTCTATACCCGCATCTAACCAAGCTGTTCTTGTTAAAGATCCATAAATCCATAGGTTTTCTATATAGTTGTAAATAACGTACCTGTCTATTTCCGTAGAACTTGATGAACAATAGAACCACCCAACTTCGCTTTTGTCTGAAATAGTAAATGCGTTAAATTTAAAAGACTGTCCTAGATTAATATCACCAAAAACATAATTATGTACGGTACAAGGAATAGTTTGCACACTACCGTTATAAATATAAAAATTATTGTAGCTCATCCAATAGATACCTTGAGGCGCGGTAACGGCTGCTTTAGGTCCAACTAGACCTATACCTTCATTAATTAAGTTAACTGCAAAGGTGAACGGAGGGCCAATAAATTGCATGCTATAAAGAGCAGTATCGGTCCAAATCATTATTTCTTGTCTTGATTTAACAGCACCTATTATTGAAGATCCTGAAGAAAGTCTTAGTGACCCTGCGGTATTTGTATTAGTTGGTTCAAACTCTAATGAATTTTCTTGATCGCTGAATGCTATAAACATAGGATCAACCGTACCCGTTCTAGAAGTACCTGATACAGGATCTGCACCCAAGACTATCAAGTGCCTATCTTTTTCTGAAGTAATAACTTGCAAACCTACGGTTGGAACTTGATTGGCACCAGTAATACCAGAAAGCTCAACTGCTCTTGTGCCTAAACCATTATTTTCTACCCATTTGTAAATGCCACCCGCTCTTGGATTTATAATTAAATCTTCTCCAAAATTATCATGTGTCCACAATCTTAATTGGTTAGTCAAACTTAAAGAACTTGTACTTCCAAACGTTCCCGCGCCCCAACCATTTATACCCCAACCTGTACCAGCAACGTAAACATCTAGACCCACATTTATTTGATAGGTGCCAACAACAGAAGATCCTCCGTTGCCGCTATCAGAAGCATTTGCAGTAACCGTAGTCCCTGACGTGTCTTTTGCCTCTATAGTGTAACTATTTGCATTTACTATGGTAGCTATTTGATACTCTTGATTTAGTACGGCTGCTGTTACATTACCTCCTAAACTTGATGCTCCAGAAAAAGTTACAAAATCGTTTTGAACTGCCCCATGTGCGGTATCCGCAACAGTAATTGTTGCATCTCCATTAGTTGCAGAAAATGTTACATCACCAGCAGATGTAGTACTTCTTATAGGAGTTATATCGTTAAAATTACCACCAGATTCAATATAGTATTTAAGATGAGTGCCAATCCCAAGATATTTAGTGCCGCCTAAAGAAACCCAAGGGTGTAAGGCTCTAGCCGTACCTAAATAAGTATTGCTTGTAAGTTTACTCCAACCCCCAAATTTTTCTGGTCTGCCTTTTCTAAACCGTACTAAATTACAATCAAACCAACCGCCTTCATTATCATAGTCAGTACCCTCTCTATAAATGCCAGGTCTAAATATTGTTTTTTGTAGTGCCATTTAGACTTTGCTCCATTCCTTACCTTGAAACAAATTAGCTTCAGCTTCTCTACGTTTAACTAATCCACCTAAGATAACACCACCAGCCTTATTCCAACGTTTTATTTGCTCTGGCACACCATCATAATCGCCCTCGTTAAGAATACGTAACAAAGTAGATTCTTTTAAATTAGTAGGTCCCAAGTTATATACCCAACATACTAACGCATCAAACTGACATTGATCTAATGGTACTTTAACCATATCCTTAACATAACCTTCATACTCAGGCATTTCTTCTTTCAATAAATGTTCGGCTTCGTCTTGGTTAATTTGATCGCCATCTTTTACATTTTTTGTATGCCCGAAACCAATTGTCCAAACACCTACGCTATCTTGATAAGCCTCAAGCTTACATCCTTCGTAGTTTTTAATTAAAGATATACCTTCTTCAGATATGTTCATATTACCCCCATTTTTTGGTTTTTGTACCACCCCAATATTCAACCGCATGACCTTCAGATATAAGTTTTGCACAAATATCTTCACCATCTTGAGTATAAGGTACGCCCAAGATTCTGCCATATTTTCCTTTTCCAAGTGATTTAATTTTTAAAGTTCCTATACAAAGTTCCTTTAATCTTTCTTTGGCTTTTAATCCTAGAGCTTTTTCAGCCAAATTTCTAGTGCGACTTTCTGGAGTGTCAATTCCAGCCAAACGAACTCTTTGTTTGTGTAATTTAACGTCAAACCCTAAATCAAGTATGCAATCAAAAGTATCTCCATCTATAACACGATCTAACGTTGCTCTATAAACAAACTCGTCTGGCGAATTACTCATCTTCAGTCTCCTCTGGTTTATCTAACTCTCTATAGTATTTGATGATGGCAAGCACATCTTTTGTGTACCTAGTTATCTCTGCCATATCCATAGATAGATTTTCATACTCTCTAGCTGACAAGGAGTAAAAGGCTCTTGGTGGTGCATTTCCTGCTTCCAGACTATCTAAATACTCTTGCATAGTTGTTGGTGTAAGAACCTCCCAATCAACATTTGTCAGGCTCATAGGATAAGGTAATGGTGGATGATATATAGGGGATCTTTCGGTTATAGTTTTGACTTGCACAGGTTTAACGGCCTGTTGAAATGTAGAACAACTAGCTAACAAAATTATAAAATTAATTAGTACTAGATTTCTCATTTGATTTTTCTGGGTTACTCAATCTTTCTAATTCAGCCATAACTCTTGCTGAACCTCTGTTTATTCTTCTTTGCATATCTTCTGGATTGGCTAGAGCAGACTCATCTAGATCTAAATTTGCAAATGTTTTTCGTAGTTTGTTTACATTTTCCATAGCTTTTTTATTCTCTGCGGCTAGTGTATTCATTTGTTGTTGCTGTTGTTTTGCTTGCTCTAGATGTTTTTCTATTGCATCGTTTTGTTTTTGTATCTCTGTTTCTAAGATTAATTGATTGCCTTTAAGGGTGCTTATCTGATCTGCTTGATAATCTATGTACCAGGCTGATCCAGCAATTGATATTACTAACAGTCCGCCTAATATTATTGATAGTTTTAATCCCATGTATATATATTTAAAGGTTTACTTATACCTTTTACTTCTATTGGTCTTAATGATTTTAGCTCAAAACCACAATTTTTTGCAGTTTCCTCTGCAATTATTAAATTTACTCCTACCGTTTTACAACTAGACTCACATCTAGCAGCTATATTTACAGCAGATCCTATAGCCGTATAATCAAATCTAGTAGACGACCCACAGTTTCCAATAACAGCTTCTCCGGTATTTATTCCCACGCCTATTTCAACACCAATACTAGAAGATTTAAAAGCATCTTGTATTTCTTTAGCACACATAACGGCTGCTTGTTCATGATTATCTAAGTCTATAGGTGCGTTAAATATAGCAAACATAGCATCACCTATGTACTTGTCTATCATGCCACCATATTTTTTTACCGCCTCAGATTGTATAGTCAAAGCCATATTCATAATTGTAATTACACTTTCAGGATCCATACTTTCGCTCATAGCTGTAAATCCTCGCACGTCTGTAAATAAAAATGTGCATCTCTTTTTTTCACCACCCAATTTCAACAATTTGGGATCTTTTTGCAAAGCTTTAATCTGGCGTGGATCTAAATAATGTTCAAATTGTTTTTTAATTTGCTGACGTAGTTTGTATTGTTCTCTAAAACGTATATAGAAAGCTACTGTAGCTGTAATGAATTGTGACACTAAAGCCCAAGTGACATCTATTAAAATACCTTTTTGTATCGTAAATACGCCATAGAAGGCTGTAGAAACAAAAACTAAGGCAAAGAATGATACCCCCCACGTAATACCAAAAACGTTTAAAACAAGCCAAACAAATACAGTTGAAAATAAAAATATTAATATCTCTAATGCTAACGCATAGTCAGGGATGAACGGGCTATCTTGTATCAAAATAGATTCTGCAAGTGCAGCTTGTATTTTGTGCGGTTCTAATAAACCAATAGGTGTGGCTATTTTTGGGGATATGCCTTTTGCAGTAAATCCAACAAAAACAAATTTATTTTCTACATCCATTTCAGAAAGATTAGTTTGTGGTGTATCAACCCAACTAATCCATTTACGGCCTAAAGAATCTACAGGTACTGCCGGCAATCCTCTAACTCTTAGTTCTTCTAGGCCATTATCATTTGTTTTAATTACATATGTATCAGCTCCAGCTAAAACTTTAAGAACCTCTGTTCCGTATGAAGACACCCATCCATCAGGAGTACGCATCAGTAAAGGCAGTCTTCGTACCAAGTTATCTGCATCAGTACGGGCAACTGCTATACCTTGACTAGCGTTGTATTTTAAAATATCTATATTTTGTATTACACCTGTTGCCATCATGCCACCAGTATCTTCTGGTCCCAAAATAACAGTACCAGATGTAGGCGGATATTCACCTTCTCCTTCAAACATAGCCAAAACACTCGGAGAAAATTTCAAAGCCTCAGTAAACTCAAAGTCACCACCAAATCTATCAGGTTGTGGAAAAGCCATAACCCAACCTACACCCATAGCTCCTTGTCTTAACAAATTGATATGTATTTGAGCTAATGTTTGTCTAGATAAAGGATAACCACCTTCATTAGCTATATCTTCTTCTGTTATATTTAAAATAACAAAATTATTTGATTCTTCTTTATCTACAACAAAACTATCAAAAGTTTTTAACTTTAATATTTCGTAAGCTATCGGTTGAAAATAGTAAACAGATCCAAGTCCTATAAATAAACTCAAAAATATAATAGTTTTTTTCATCCTGATCCTTGTTTTATTGTTATTGTTGTTGAAGATCCACCATTAATTTTAACCGTATTAGATACTCCATCTTGTATAAGTATAATTGTATAACTGTCGGATCCATCTAAATTAAGTTTTACACTTTGACTGACCGATCTAGTTAAACTTATGTTTTGACCAGATACAATTGTAGTTATTTGAGTATCCTTATCTTGCCCTATATCTGTGCCTACAATACGAATACCTACACCCCCTTGTTTCAAAGCATCTTCTTCTTTAGATATTGCTAAAGCATCTATAACATTAAGTAAATCCTCAAGAAAGTTCACGTCTAAATAATTTATATCTAGTTCAGTAAATTCAAGATCAGCCTCTGTATCTAAAAAATCTTCATTAAGAAAATCAATATCCAGATCATCAAAATCTAAATAATCTACTGTCGTTTTTGATTGTGTTTCTTCTGTTTGTCTTTCTGTTTCTTCTGGTGGATTGACTATCAACATATTGTCAATCAAATCTAGCGATATATCTAAAGTTACAGGCTTAGTGGGATTGTTTTCATATACAGATACGGTTGTTGCCTGGTATGGTTTGTTTAAAGTAACACTACCAGATGCTGTCGATACAAGTATTTCGCCACTAGATAAACCGTTTTCATCTGGTAATAATATGACAAGAGATCTTCCTAACTCGTCTACAGTACAAGTAAAATCAGTACCTCTAATTGCTATATCAGCGGTAGGAGTCTTAATAGATATGTTACTTTTGTTGTTAAATTTACCGGTAATAAAACGAGCAGTACCACTAGCAAATTTAAGTGCCATCTTTGATTTAGATGGGTCTGGATCGTAGATGTATTCGTCTATAACCAGCTTAGAATGTTCAGTTAATTTTACTGTAGAAGAATCTTCAAAGGTTATAGCAACTCTGCCCGCTTCTGTACGGACATCATCCATTTGTTGTATATCAAACTGTAATTCAGCTCCGTAAGCTTTATCTCTGAGAACTTGTGCGTTGCCTCTAACTTCTGAGATAGAGCCTATTTCAACAGACGAATGAAGTAGTTGAGTCTGACTGAGTAACGCAAACAGTACCGTTAGAGCCAACAGATGTAATTTTAAGCCAATCATTATCTGTAGTAGACTCCTGATCTATGTTAAATGTTCTTGTACTGCCCGTATGATCTAAGTAAAAGTAACCACCAGCGTATCCATCGCCATCATAGGTTATTGTATTATCACTACCATCTATATCCATATAGTTTGTAGCACCATCGACATCAATACTAGATGTAATACTATTGCCTGAACCTTGTACTATCCAATCTAAATCAAGGTTCGCAGCTAATGCTGTCATCGCATGGTTCAAAGTTGCTGTATTTGTATTACCTGTAAATTGAACATTCACATTAGAACCGTCCGCCCCTGTAGCGTTTGTCTCATCTGTACTCATGTTGAATGTGTTGGTATCACCTATAAACGAGAAGTAACCTGTATAGTTATCTGCCCATATATCACCAAGAAATTTATTAGTGTTGCCTTTTTGTAAAATATCTAAAGTCATACTTGTACCATCTAAATCTAATGGTGTCATATTAGAGGCACCAGCTGTTGCATCAGCACCACCTATGATATTACCGCTACCATTAACTTGTTCTATGTCTAGATTAGATGTAGCACCTGACTGATCTATAAATATTTCGTTGTCTGCACTTATTAAATGCAAAGATAAAATTAACAAACCAAACCCAACTAAAATCGCCTTGAAAAGTTCAAGAACTTGTCTTCCAGTATCCTTGTCCATATCCTTCCTCTATTGTTTGTAAAACAGCCGTCTCGATAGCCATCTGTAAAGCAATATTTATAGACTCATTTTCTACTATACCGCTCTCTATTTCAACTAATTCGGTATTATTTGCATAAAATCTGAACACATCTGAAGATACAGATGCACTTAATATTGACTTGGTTACTAAGACTTCAATTAAAATTTTACCCGTACTAACCGATACTGTACGCAAAGAAATTGTTACTGAGTCCTGTCTGTATTCTTTTGAAGCACCTATACCTAAGTATCTTGCACCAGCTCCTCCTGATTTCATGTTAGTTTCGTAACCTACAACACCACCCTCCATCAATAGTCCAGCAAACAATAAAGGTTTTACCTTTTGTTTTTCATTAAAGTTTTCTCTGGTAGTGCGTATAATTTGTCGTTCTTTAGTTAGATTATCTAAACCTTTGCGTTCTACTACATCAAACACGTTTGAATGTTTTAAAGCTCTTATAAGATAGGCATCAGGGGCCTGGGTGATTGCTGTGCTAAAACTTGCGTATTGACTGTTTGATCTACGTTGACCTGTATCATCTTTAAAAGAGTTGGGGTATACAGCCACTACGGGCTTCCTCAAAGGTTCGGGTACTTCTGCTAGTTCAGTTAGTAAAGAACCTACTTGTGCCGATTCGATACTACGTATGGGTGGCAAACCATTATTTAAAGGATCTACAAGTAATGTACAACTAGAAAGTAAAAGAACCGAGAGGTACGGTAATTTCTGTTGTGTTGCCTTCTTCATCTGTAATTATTAATGTTACTTTGTCGTCTTCTACCCTGTATTCTATAGTATTACCTTCTAACTCTAATACACCAAAATCAGATGCTGTTTCGCCAAAGAGACTATCAACTAACTGTCTTGATAGCTGCGCATAAATACGACTTTCCAGATTACGGATAAATCTCGCAAGTGTAGTGTTCTCTGCTTCACGTTCTAGATCTTCTTGGTATGCTTTAATTTCTTCTCTTAAAGCTTCTTTTCTATTGAACTCTTGGTTCTCTATGGTTAGATAATGACTGGAGGTATTTATACCTGAAAAGCTAGGGTTCTTAAACTTGTGCGTCATTTC